AGGTCCCGCTCCATGCCGTAGGATTCGATTTCCTCCAGGCGCTTCTTTATGTACCATGCACGGTAGGCATTGCGGAAAATGCTGCGGCCTTCCGGGTTGCGCTTTCGGGAACGGGTCTTGAAGTGCAGTGCTTTCCAGAGGGGGATTGTGGCCTTCTTGTAGTCCGGGGACGGCTCCTGGGTCATGCCGGTCAGGTCGTCGGAGTCCGGTTTGTACTCCCAACCTACCAGCGTGTCCTGGGAACGAATGGGCAGCTTCCGCCAGCCGACCAGACCGTCGTTGTACTTGCTGTTGGTCATAGGGTGGTTGGTCTTACCCATGCGGCGCTTGTACACGATCTCGTGATAGCTCCAACCGAAGGGCAGGAAGGACAGACACTCGGACAGGAATTCCGGCCACGTCTCCTCCATGTCGTACATACAGGATTCCACGAAGTCGGCCGCTTCCTTGTCGATGTCGGCCTCGCCGCCGGGCTCGATCTGGAAGCTGGTGTTTCGCATCAGCATCTCAATGGCGAACCAGATGCCGCCGATGGTCGCATCGTTGTCCAGCATTTCCGTGTAGGTATGGATGGCCTTGATGCCCTGCAGCTCCGGCAAAAACTCCTCCATGAAGATGGATTCATTGCCGTCTATTCCGTATCGGTACTGACCGATTCTGCCGATTTCATTCCTGCCGACCTTTTTGGCGGACACCGCTTCACCGGTTTCGGTTTTCACGTTTTCATCGCTCATTCCTTGCTGTCACCTGCTTTCTTAATTCTTGAACCAGTAGCTCTGCTTGGCCAGAGCGCCGTTGTCATTCGGGACGGAGATGGTGTTCATCTTCTCCAGCTCCAGGAAGCCCGTATTGGAGGCGTCGGCCATATCCTTGAACTTCCGGTCCGGGAAGCCGTCCAGCTGGGCCAGGTACTCAGATGTCCATGCCCGGTTCAGGACTTCCACATTGCCGTTGATCCACTGAGCGGACAGCGGCTCTGCACGGACTTCCTTGCTGCCGGACTCTCGCTCGATGTTCAGGGAGAAGCCGGACAGCAGCTTTATGTATTGCTCCTTCTGATCCACACCGGCCTGGCCGGGATCCTGGTTCATTCGGATTCTGTATTTGGATTTATAGGCGGCTTTGTCTGACCGGGCTGTGTTCAGCACGAGGTTCCGGACTTCGCTAGAATTGAGCCGCCGGTTGATAACGTCGAGGATGACGATCTTGCCGCTCTTTCGCTTGCCGATCAGCACGCCAGCGGTGTATGCCGGGCCGTCCTCGGGGTTGTTGTTCTTCTTGTCCTCTGTGCCTGCTAAGTCCCATGCTCTGACCACACGGACCAGATCGTCCGGGATATCCTCAATGAGCTTGGCTTTGTTCCGTGGGAAATAAAGGCCAGCAGCGGGCCGGATGTTCCAGTTGCCGCCGAGGAGGCGTTCTTGTTCCACGAGGGGAAGGGATTTCAGGTTTGCGAGGTAGGACGGGTCATTCTTCATCAGAATGGCATTGTCCTGGAGGGTGGAGCAGATGAAGGTGACGGATTTCGGGGGCAGCAGCTCCCGGTACTCTCCGCCTGTCCATTGGAAGAACTGCTTCGCCTGGGTGGCGATGTAGAGGACGCCCTCTTTGCCGGGCATGTTGATGATCTGCTTTTTGCTGTCATTCGGATCCGGATAAAACAGCTCCTCCGCCAGAGTGTGGGTTTTGTCCACGGCGGTTATTTCACCATCGAACTGATATTTCAGCAGCTCCAGCCGGGAATCGCCCCAGTGTACCTCACCATTGATACGGATGAACCAGCGGATCTTGCCGCTGCGCTCCGGAATGGCCAGACCATCAGGGCCTATCCACCAGTCTATGAAGGTTCTGACCCATGAATCCGGGTCGGGGTTGGTTGTGGCTCTGATATAGCCGGGAATACCGGAATCAGAACGGTTACGGGAGAGCATGTACCAAAATACATCCTCGTCGAAGTGTGTCAGCTCGTCGAAGCCCACAAAGACGATCTGCGAGCCCTGATATGACAGGGCATCGGTATAGCGCTCCAGGTGGTCAAATACGACCTTTGCGCCGGATGGGAAGATGAAGGTCGGCTTCGGGGTTTTTCTCGGCTGTGCGCCGATCAGTGGCAGCAGGGACATAGCAGAGTCCCAAAGACCACCATTGGTGAAAATCTGAGTGTTATTTCTACGGAAGATAACAGAGTTGAATTTGGGGTTATCGCTGTTTCTGCACTCTTCCAGGAGGAGGGCGTATGTCTTGCCACCACCCGCTGCACCTCCGTAAATGATTACATCAGCAGGATTGGATAGCTAAAGAAATTCCTCCTGCTTCGGCTGCGGACGAATAATCATGGCATCGCCCCCTTTCGCTTGTTATGTTGCTTGTCGCTTGTTATATCGCTTGTTATGTTGCTGTGTCTGTATCACGATCTCCCCTGGATGGACTGTAACCACTTTGAACTACACACCGGCCTGGAACTTCAGCTCCGCCGGTACCGCTCCACAATTATCCTTCCCATCCGCCGGTCTCTTGCACCCACGTTGCAGATGGTCTTTCGCCTCGCTCTGTGATTCCAGAGCCATCCCAGGGAATATCACGGAACTTTTCAGCCCTGCGCCGGTGCATCGGTCGCATCCGTTCGTCTTTATAACTCCGGGTCCAGATAATTCACTCAATTTTTTCCTTGCTGCGTGATGCACCACGGCAGCGGGAAGCCCTTTTCCCTGTGTATCGTTTCAAGGGTGCGTGAGCCATTCGCAGTGCCTTCTAGGCTGGTGCCCATGGAGAGGATCGAACTCCCGGCCCACGGATTAAAAATCCGCTGCTCTACCAGCTGAGCTACATGAGCATAGAAATGAGTATAGAAATGATCATAGAATCGCCCCCGGCCAGAGCGTGGCGAGCACTCTGACCGGGCACTTCCCGTTTCCGGGCATAGGAGGGAACAGAAAGAAGGAGAAGAAAGATGCCTGCTCTCGCAGGTGGCGGATCCGGCTGGAATCGAACCAGCTCGCCTATCCTTTGCGGATCCGTAGGACGCCCCCGGCAGGATGATACGCCATCCATGCCGGGCACTTCTCGTCTTTCCGAGCCGTCAAGACAGAAAAGGAGGTATTCATGCGGCGGGGGTGGATAACTTCCCCGCGTTGTGGAACAGGCCGGATTTGAACCGGCGACACGTCTGGCAGATTGCCAATTCCCTCTAGCCGCTGAGTTACTGTTCCGTATAGGCCCAGCTGTGACACCGGGCTTAAATAAACTTGCTTGAAACTTGCTTGAGTTTAGCTGAGCTCAGTTGACTTTTCATCCCCTGAGTTGACTTATCAGTTGAGTTATTTAATTAAAATTCGCACACAGTTGCTTTACTTACGCAACCAGTTGTCAAACTTAATTAAAACTTGCTTAACTTACTCCACGATGTACCAGTCATCGGCCAGGATGTCGCTCTGAGATGCAAGCCACATCTGATAGGTGTCATCAGCACACTTCATCTGCAGGTAGGGCCGGATCTTCACCACAGTGCCCTCGGGGATGCCCATGGAATCAGCGGTATTCTTATTGCAAGGGATCCCGTCAGGATAGCCGGTGCGGTAGATCACCCACATACCCTTGCCATTCCAGCCGCGCCGGGCCGCCTTCAGGCCCTTCTTCATTGCCTCGATTGCCAGTCCGAAGGTCAAGCCATCAGTCGGCCGGTATGCCTCCTCAAAGGCTTCCTTCGGGCACCAGGACGCATAACCGTCGGGGTAAAGGATCTTGTAGCCCTCCTGGTGTTCGATGGTCAGCGGCTGCATCCTGCTTTCAGGCTCGGCCATGATGATCTTTGCGCCGATGTACTGTCTCATTTTTCTGTCCTCCTATTATTTTGTCCGCTCGTAATGCTTTGGGGCGGATGAATTGATACGTTGTTACTCTACCTCAAGGTCATCGAAGGTGTCCTTGTCCTTGCCGCGGTTATTGTCGGGAATGTAGATCTGCACAGGGGAGACAGCTTCTCCACCATCCCGCTCCTCGATGACTTCGCCGACGTCGCCACGGGAAATGCGCTCCAGCTTGCTGGCAGTCTCCGCCAGGCGGGAAATCTCGTTCACGGTGACCTCCTCGGGTTTGATGTGCTCCAGCGCAGTGTCCGCCAGATCCATCATCTTCTTGGCTGTAGAAGCATGGCGTTGCCGCATCTCTACGATGTCTTTTATCTGCGCTTCACGGGCTGCGCGGTCCTTCTCAGCGTCCCAGGCAGCGACACGCTTTACCCAGTCGTGATCAGACGACCATCTGGTAATGAGTGTCCTACTCTTGCACAACTGCTTGGAAACTTTCGAGGTACTTCTCGATGCTCCCATGTCACGGTAACAGGCGAACGCTTCAAATGCCTGTGGGGACTCTTTCAGCTGCCTTTCCCAGGGCTCAGGTTCCAGAATATAGATATCCTGATCTTCCATGGTGCAAGCGCCTCCTCTCTTGATTTTATACGATGTTTGGTGTTTTTATGGTTGCGGTGAGGTTATGTATTTTCGCGGTTATTTTCGAGGAATCGAAGGTGTCCGGGCCATACGCCCAGGGTGTAGGGGTGAAGGTCAGCGGCGTTCATGTATTTATGGCCGCAGTCCTCTTTCATGGTCTTCCATTTCTCCCAGGGGACACGGTAGTAATGGTTGTCCAGGCACACGATGACGAAGCACAGGGCGCCCATGGCTTCGTGGAGGTCCATGGCATCCTTCTGGTCTTCGGTAACGGCATCCTGCTTGATGCGGTCTGTTTCGGTGTGCTTGGCTTCAAATACGACGGCGCGGCCGCCTGCCATGGTGCCTTTGAAGTCCGGCTGTGCTGCTTTCTCGAATACGGCCTTGAACTGGCCCAGCTTCCGGTTCAGCACGCCGATGACTCGCATGGGTTCGGGGGTTTTCTCTATGTATGCGAGGCCCATGGAGCGGTAATACTCGCAGGCCTCGTTGATGATCGCTTCAAATTGCAGTCCCAGGGCGCGGTTCCGTTTTCCTTGGTAACTGGCCCGGTATTCTTCGACTGTCATTCTTTCCAAAGGTGTCATCCTTTCTGAGGGATTTTATTCTCTCGGCATCCGTGCCGGGTTTGGGATTCCCCAGGGGTTTGTTTTCTTGATGGGTTTTCCGATGGTCTTCAGGTGAGGAAGCTCCTCGTCCGTCACTTCAAACTTGTAGTACAGGTTGATGCTTGTCCAATTCAGCCCAGCGTCGGGGAATCCCTCTGCCTGCGCTTTGAAATTCTTTATCGGATCCATTGCGTCGAAGCCCTTTTCCTGTGCCTCGTTGCAGATTGCTTCAATCTCCTTGAATGGCAGCGACCGTTTCAGCCGGTCATTCATATCCATGGTATCGCAGACCGCTTTTGCGTTTCCTTCCAGCTGCATCGTCCAATAGCACATATTCAGCAGCATATGGACGGCGGCTTTCTTTCTCACGTTATAGTTCCGAAGCTCGAACAACGTCAGCACATCCGCCAGCCGGTCCTGGGGTGAAGCATAAGGCGGTTTCTCAGGTTCGGGAATCAGATCCCCGTTTTTCCGCATATTTCGTCTGACAGCCCTGACATAGTCGGTAGCTTCATCGTAGCCTAATTCATCGACAAGCCCCAGCATATCAGCAATCTTTCCTGCCTTTAATGTGTGGTTCTTCATGATGGTATCTCTTACAAGCTGATTATAGTCCATTCTAATTCCCTCGCTCTGTCTCTCTATTCCTTGCCTATAACTGCATTCTATCAGGTGTTCACGGGTTCGTCCTTTTAATTGTCTGGGGGGGTGACAGGGTTCGTCCCTTTAATTGGCGGTACGTAGTACTGTATCCCATAACCAGCTCCTGCCACCGGATTCCCATTACTCAGAACTTCTAAAATTATAGGGGGTGACAGGGTTAGTCTCTTTAATTGGGGGTACGTAGTACTGTATACATCACCAGGGGGATCTTACTTGACCTTCTTCAGCCGCTGCACAGTTCTGACTGTGATATTCAGATGGGATGCCAGCTGTGCATTGGTCCATTCCGGATGCTGTTTCATCAGCTGGTGGAGGACTTCAGCTTTGGTCATAGTGGCTTCTTTCTCCTTGGCAATGTATTCAGCCCGGGGAACTTGTCCCTGTTGGCGGCGGCTCCTTCTTTTGGCTTCGGTGTTCCGCCGTCTCTTTTCCTCTTTGCCAATGAGGGTTTCCAGGTGGGTCTGTTCCTCTGGGGTAATACCCAGCCACTGAATAATGATTTCATTGGGGATGTTGTAGCCAGCTCCGGGATAATTGTTGGCCTTGGCAATTTCATTGGCCTTCTTATTGGTTTTGGCTTCCCAGGCTCTTTCAGCACTCCTTGTGGCCACTTCCACTTCTCTTTCCGGGAGGGGGATGGTGAACTCATTGTTGAGGTCCATCGTTTCTTCCAGGGCTCTCTTTGGATCCGAAGTGAAGCAGCACGTCCAATAGCGGTACAGGAAGCAGGTGTATTCACGATACCCGCCCATCTTACCGCCGCGCATTTCTACCAGCTTGGCTAGATCTCTGGCCCTTGCAAGGTGGAGCGTGTAGATGTTGAACAGTCGGACTATTTTGGGTTTTGGGCCGGGCTTCTTCTTGGCTTCCGGCTTGGGAGTCAGCTCCGGCAGATAATCAAATTGCAGATCGTGAATGTCAAAACGGTAGTCGTGCCGGTACACAGCTTTCACATCGGCCTGGTTCTTACTGTTGATACTTCCCGCCAGACGGAATATCCGAGCAGGATCTGTTGCTTTCGTATCTGCGCCTAATTCTTTCAATGTTCCAACAATATAGTTTTCAACAGATCGCCATAACGGCAGTGCTTTGTAGGGAATAGGATCGATGTTCCAGACCAGCACGAGGCCGCGTCCTGAGAAGATGACCATATTCGGCTCTGGTATGCGCTGGCGGAAATACTCCAGCTCCAGCTTGCCTAATACCCATTCAGGGTCAAGGCCCAGGTTGTACACGTCCAGATCCGCGTAAAGGGTTCTGAGTTGGCGTACATAGTCAATGCGCCTTGCAGGTCGGTAGAATGTGTTTTGGGAATAGAATACGTCTTCCCCCATCCATTCGGTCAGAGCGCTTGCCAGCTCCTCCGGTTGATAATGGTATTGACGGAAGCGTTTTGTATCGGGGTCTTTTTTTGCGAGAGTGATCCACCCGCTCGTGTTCTGGGGGTGGTGATGGAATAAAAGCTGTTTCTCAGCAGCATCTAATCGTATAGCCAAATTGCTATTATTTTTCATATTTCTCACCAACTTCTCTTGATTTTGGCGCGAGATATGATATAATCGGAGTATCTAAATATTGATATTGCAAATGAAGGTTCTCACCAGGATCCGATTTTGTCATATCTTACTTGAAAACTCATCCTTAGCCGGCAAGCATACGGGGTGAGTTTTTTCTTGTATGTAATCATATCACAAAACTATCGAATTTTCTATTAAGTTCTCAGGAATTTTTATGTTTCGGAGATTATGACAATATAGGTGCCGTCTCGCATTGTGGTGAGGCGGTATTTTTGTGTATTTACGTGGAATTTCGAGGTTGATGGAAGCTCCAGCTGGTCACGCCATCGCTGGATATACTGACGAGATACACCGGCGGCTGCACCGATCTGTTCATCGGTACACCCTTCCTGCCAGAGGCGGAAGAGCTGCTCGTCGGTGTATCTGTTGGGGCCGTACCTTTTGAGTTTTACAGGGGGATCAGCCATGGCATTCTTGGCGGATTCATATATCAGGGCCATGTAATAGCCATAGGACAGGCCCATAGCATCTGCAGCGCTGATATCGACGTCAAGTTGGCTCATGGCTTCTTTCCCCCACAAGAAAAATTATTATACTGGCATTATAGCACGATATTCTGATTTTTGAAGTGCATTGTTTGAATATTTTCAACAGTTGTATGTATGTTTGCTTACATACTTTCCCAAACGGATTCGGGGATGGAGATTCCCTTGTCGAAGCAGATCTGCAGCAGGCGTTCCTTGGCCACTGCCGGATTCCATCCGCAGCGTTCACATTTCCGGCCCAGGGGAGAACAGTCCACACCTTCATTGAACTTGCAGCTGTTCTTGAAGTAGGCAACAGTGCCGTCTTCAGTTCTGACGATTGATCCGGTGATTGCCATGGTTATTCCCCCTTTTTGCAAGGGACATTATTGTCCTCAGCAAATTCACCCTCACATTTGCGGATGATCTGAGCTTCGATGGTGGCAGGAACCTGCGCCCACAATTCAGCAAGGCGATCCCTCTCTTTCTGTGCGATATTCCGCTCGTCGGCCAGCAGATGAAGCTGGAGGTCTTTCACGTCGAGCTCCTTCCTGGCCTGATTCAGCTTGTCGGTCAGATCCTGGGCCACTTCCTTCAAGGCGTCCAGGTTATCGCTCAGGGCCTTTACCTGATTCGGAGTGAGTCCGGTATCTTCGTATGCGTAAAGTGTCGGGAAGACCTTGTCAAAGTCCCTGGAACGGCAGGTCAGATCTCCGTCTGCTTCTTTGTAAATCAATCTATCCATGGTTGTTCTCCTCTTCTTTGTTAATTCGGCAGCACGGCTCCGCATCCGGGACGAGGGATACCTGTGTTACTCTCAAGGATTTGATGGTCTTGATGGTCTTGGGGGTGTGGTTCTCCATCTTGGCTCCGCAGTTGGGGCAGAAGTTTGCCGTCTGTGAGTGATACCACGAAGTTGTTTTGCCGCAAGCCGAACACATGAAGGGAACATATTCACCATCGCCGCAAACAACCCATTCACCATGCACCACCGGCACGGAATCCACCGCCTGG